CTACAGATGGTTTAGCTACAGTTGATCCTGCTGCAACAGCATCTTACTACACTACAGGTGAGTTAATGACTGCAATCGCAAATAGAACTGCTGTAACAGTTAAGTTTACTACAGTTAGTGGAACAACTCCAGTAACAGGTGACTTAATTTGGTCTGGTTCTGCTTTCATTGAAAGTATGGATATTACTGCTGATATGGAATCTCCAGTAACTTATTCAGTATCTTTCACTGGAACTGGTCCTTTGACTCAAGCAACTAACTAATAACCAAAAACAACAACATATATGAGAGGGCATTACGAATTAAAACTTTCGGATGGTAAAAGCATACCAATGCGTTTCTGCACATGGTCTTTAAAAAGATTTTGTCAGTTACAGGGTATCGGACCTTCCGAAATTGGAGAAGCTTTAAGTGGTAATCAAACATTAGATGCAATAATTAACTTATTGCGTTCTGCTGCTGAATATCCGTTATATAAAGAAGGAATAACTCCTACTTTTACAGATATTGAGGTATGTGATTGGGTAGATGATTTAGGAGGCTTAGGAAGCCCTAAATTTCAAGAAATCATGAACTCTTTATCAGATAGTATGAATAGCGGTTTAGATACCGATAATAAGGCTAAAAAAGGTAATGGTATAAAAAAAAATTAGAGTGGATTGATATTGAAAAATATACAATGGGGGAGTGCCAAGTGCTTCCCCATTTGTTTTGGGATATGACGATGGCTGAGTTAGATTTTGTGTGGTATGGATATAGGCATAAAGAAGAACAAGAATGGATTAGAACAAGATGGCAAACTACTGTTTTAGTTAATATACAATTGCCAAAAGGTAAGAAAGTTAAGCCTAAAGACCTTTTAGAACTTGACTGCGATAATCGTAACTTTGTGAAACAAAAAGTAATGAGCCAAGAAGAATTAAATCAGGTTCTTCAGAAATATAATAATGTAAAACCAATTGGTAATGGCAAATAGCGAGAATCAAGTAGAATTAAAACTCAATCTGGACATATCAGGAGTGCAACAAGCACTTTATGAAATGATTGGTGATTTTAACGGCACAGATAAAGAATTTGATAGTATTAGTAAAAAAATACAAAACAGTTTCAGAGGATTACAAGCTGCTGTAAAAAGATATGGAGCAGATTCAGAACAAGCTGCAAGAGCAAATAAAAGATTTCAAGATTCAATTACTCAAATGGCTGGTTATGGCGTTGATCCAGCATCTATAAGTTTCCAAAAATTATCTAATTCTATAACTAGCACAGGAAGTGCTCTAAATAGAACTGGCAATGATTTGAAGAAAAATAATATGATGTGGACTAACCTTGCGTTAGTTGTACAAGACCTACCATTTGGATTTAGAGGCATACAAAACAACCTTCCAGCATTAATTGGTAGTATGGCTGGTGCTACAGGAGCAATATATCTTGCTTCATCAGCAGTTATAGCATTATTTACAGCATGGGATATGGGTGTATTTGGTGCTAAAAAATCAACTGATGAATGGACAGAAAAGGTTAAAAAGTTTAATGAGGAATTAAAAGCCTCTTTAGATTATACTGATTCTAATACACAAAGACTTAAAGGTCTTGTGACAATTGGAAATGATTATACTCAATCTGAAGCTACAAGAGCAAAAGCATTTAAGGCTATTAAAGAAGAATTGACTAAAGTCAATAAAGCCGAAGGTGCTAAGATTAAAAATATGCAAGACGCTACTATTGCAGTAGGGTTATATACGGAAGCTATTAAAGAACAAAATATTGCTGAATTAACTGGTAAAAGACTAGCTGAATTAGAAATACAAAATCTTAAAGATAGAGCAATTGTAGCGGCATCTACAGGCAAAGGGATACATCCTTTAGAATGGTTCGGATTATCAGAAAGTGATGCACAAGCCGCTTCAAATAGAATTAATAAAACTGTAGGCGAGATTAGATTACTTGAGCAAGTTCAGTCTCAGGCACTTAGATCAGGCTTAAATAATCCGTATTCTGAATTTAATAAACCAGAAGATAATTCAGGTGCAATAAAAACTCAGCAAAAGGTAAATGAGCAAGTAATTCAAAATTTAATAGATTCCAAAAAACAAGAATTAGCATTAATTAAAGATGATGCTCAAAAAAGATATGATGTAGCAAAGGAGTTAGCTGGACTTGAAAGAGATTTAGCGTTAGAGAAATTAAAGAATGCTGGATATGATGCTAGTCAAATAGCTCAATTACAAATTGGTATTTATAAAGAATATGCTAATAAACTTGTAACGATTGACATGGAAATGCAATCACAGTTATTAGATAGCTCTAAAAAGGTTGCAGACAAAAAGAAAAAAGATAGACAAAAAGAATTAGATGCAGCAGAGAAGTTTGCTAAGCAACAAGCAGATGCAATAAAAACTCAATCCAATGTTGAGCAAAGATTGTATAGAAATAACTTACAAAGAAGGTCTCAATTATTAAAAGAAAATATGGCAAAAGCTGCCGTATTAGCTGCCACTTCTTTTGATCCTGCTTCTAAACAAGCTTACTTAGATTTATTTAACGATTTGTCTGCTCAATTAGAAGGACTTGGTGGAGTAGGGCAACAAATAGCAGATACATTAAACAATTCTGTAATAACAGCATTTGAATCTCTAGGAGAAGCAATTGGTAAAGGATTGGCAACTGGAGTGTTTGACTTTTCTGCATTAGGTGAAGTTTTAGCTAATGCTTTAACAACAATTGGAGGTGCATTAATTAAATTTGCGATATTAGAAGGTGCTGCTTTAAAAGCATTAAAAGATCCAACTAAATGGAAAGTTGCATTAGCAATAGGTATTGCAGCAGTAGCAGCAGGGGCTGCCTTAAAGGCGAGTTTAGGTAATATGGGTAGTGGTAACACTAGTGGTGGTAGTTCAATGGGCAAAAACAGTAATGTAAGAAAATTTGCAAATGGAGGCATAATTTCTGGTCCAACATTTGGTTTAATGGGTGAATATCCAGGTGCTAAATCTAATCCTGAAGTTGTTGCTCCATTAGACAAATTAAAAGATATGATTGGTGGAGGAGGTGGAACATTTGTGTTAAGAGGACAAGATTTACTTTTGTCTGTAAATAGAGCACAAAAGGCATCTAATCTTAAAGGACAAAATATTAGTTTAGCATAATGGCATACGGATTAAAATATACTTTAACTCAAGAATTAAGAGACGAATCATCTCTAATTGTAAAAATATATGAAGATAACTATACAGGTTCTGTATATTCATATACTCCAACGTCTATCTCCTTAACTCCAAATTCTAACGAAGAAGATCCATTAGGCGGTATTATCACATCTCAGCTTAATGTATCTTTTTTGTTAAGCACTACAGCAGATTATACAAATTTCCCTGATTTATTAAATAGTAATGATAGGAAATATTATGTTGAATTACTAAATGATACTAATATAAAATGGAAAGGATTTTTATTTAATGATTACATTAGTTTGAATTTTACAACAGGTAATCAAGAAGCTAATTTTGTATGCATTGATTCATTGTCTTTTTTAAAATATAATTATATTGATGTTATAGGTCAAAATATAAATTCATTAATTTCTCTTATGTCAATAATGAATAAGATATTTTATAGCATTGGATTGCCAACAACATCTTATCTATACGCTTGTTGTTCGTATTATGCTGATGGTATGTTAGATAGAGGAGATGCACAAACATATGAACCATTTGCTCAAACATATCAATATTTAAGAGATTTTGAAGAAATAGACTTTTACACTATTTTAGAAAATATTGTAAAAAGCTTTGGTTGTAGATTGTTTCAATACAATGGAGATTGGTGGATAATGTCTATTAATGAGATAGCAGGTGCTAACAATTACTTTACAAAATATGAAATAGGTTCATCTACTTATTATACTTTATCAGGCGGTTTAATAACTGAAACAATAAATATTGAACCATATTCAGCAGGTAATGCACATTTTATTAATAATAGTCAAGTAAAAATAATAAGAAAAGGTTATTCAAGAGTTATTGTTAAAACACCATATTCATATGCAAATAATTACATTACTAATGGTAATTTTAAGCAAAAACCATCAGGTTTAAATGTCACACCTAATTACTTTGTTGGATCAGTTACTGGAGGTGCATTTATTAATACATATGATTACCCAACAAAAGAGTATAATGATGTTAGGTTAAATAACTTTCCAGGTGGAAGTGCTAGTTTAGAAATGGGAACTGTGATAGCACCAAATGCTTATTCTCCAATAATGGGTGATGCAGAAGGTTCCATATCTTTTAACTATTCTCTTACATCTACTGTATCTACATCTGTAGCTAAAATGTTTATTATTATAACTGTAGGATCAAATGTCTATTATTTAAATTCTGATAATAAATGGGTAACCGCTTCATCATATATAGAAATACCATTATCTTATCCTGGACCAGATAGGTCTCCAATAAATCAATTTAGTTATTCTATACCATTTGGTGATTATACGGATGGAGCTGATGTTGCAGTAGGATATGTAAGAGTTAAATTTACTATAGATGGCACAAATTTAGATATGAGAATAAATAATTTAAGATTGACACAATCTTCAACTAATTATTCAGCATTTAAATCAGAAAGGATATTAGGCACAAATATGGCTTTAGTTAAAGAAATTGAAACACCTTATGGAGCAATATATCCAGATGTTTCTGTTGCTAATGTAGTAGGTGCATTATTTAATTCTTCAAATGTTAAATTGCAAAATTGGTATAGATATGGCATGACTGGAACATATACATCATTGACACAATTAATAAGTAGACAATATTCCAACATATTTAATAAAGATCTAGCTTCATTAGAGGCTGATTTGGGTACAATATGTAAGTCTGATGGTTTTATTGGATTGGGTAAAAAATTTACTGTTCAAGATCCATCAGGTAATGCACTTTCATATAATAATAAGTACTTTATTGCTAATAGATATACTATAGAACCATATTACAATCAAACTACCTCATTACAATTATTAGAAATATCAAATACAGATAATGCTTCAACCGAAACAATTGAATATTTGCAATAAAAATATAAATTATGGCATCAGTAATTAATGGAACAAACATAGTCTTATACTACTTTAACCCTGCTACAAGCATAGCTGTTCCTTTTGGTGCAGCAACAAGTTGTACGTTTGAAACTAGTGTTGAACAAGTAGAAGTAACAAGCCAAACATCGGCATGGTTTAGAGAATATAAAAATGACCTAATTGCATGGTCAGTTACTTGTGACGGATTTGTTGCCCTAAGTGACAACTATAACTATGCATATTTATTGCAAATGGTTTTAGATAAATTACCTATTACAGTTAAATTTTCTATAGATAATGACAATGGAACTGGAAGTGGCTTATTAGGATATACCATCCTTACAGGACAAGCTAACTTAACTTCTTTGTCTTTAAGTGGACCAGTAGAAAGTGCTTCTACATATAGCGTAACTTTACAAGGAACTGGTGGGTATTCTATTGACGGCTTAGAAGTAACTGAAGAGGGTATTAATATCAGCAGTCAGATTGTTAAGATGTATGATTATACAGCTACAGGAGGAGAAACAACAGTAACCCTTCCTGGTGCAATTGGATTTACTTGCTTTAGCGTAACACGAGGTGGTGTAGAGGTGCAAGACATTAATCCAGCAACTTTAGATGCAAATGATGTATCATTTAATAGTACAACAGGTATTTTAACATTCGGATCATCATTGGCTGCAGGAGAACATATAAGAGCATTATTCAAATAATATGGCACAATTAGTACTTAAAAATATTCTAGCAGGTTCAGGTAATGTACTTGCAGGAGGTGATAACGCAGGTAATGTAACCAAGATAACCATTGGTAGTGGCTTAACATTATCAGGTGGTGTTTTATCTTCTACTGGTGGTGGTACATCTTTAAGCCTAACAACCATAGGCACAAGTGGTGCAGCTACCTATAATAGCACTACAGGAGTATTAAACATCCCTATTTATTCAGCAGGTGCTGGAGCAGTTTCAAGTGTATTCGGAAGAACAGGTGATGTAGTAGCAACTACTGGTGATTACAATACCGATTTAGTTACTGAAGGTTCTACTATCCTATACTATACTAATGCTAGAGCAAGAGCAGCTTTTAGTGCCAATGTAGGCTCAGCATTGACCTATAATAGCTCAACTGGTAGATATACCTTACTTGCTGCAGATAGTGGCACAGCAGGTTATTTAACAGCTTCTGATTTTAACTACTTTGCTGCTAAACAAGCATCATTAGGAACTGGCACAACATCTCAATATCTTAGAGGTGATTTGGTATGGGCAACTCCACCAGCACCAAACTTAGATGATTTAGGTGATGTAAGTATAACAAGTCCATCTAATGGTCAATTACTTAGATACCAATTAGGTACATGGATTAACTTTACTCCTACATATGTAGCAGCAGGTTTCTTTTCAGCTACGGCACCATTATCTTACAATAGTTCTACTGGTGTATTTAGCATTAGTCAGGCTGGTTCAAGTTCTAATGGTTATTTGAGCAGTACGGATTGGAACACCTTTAATGGTAAACAAAATCAAATCAATGGAACTGGCTTTGTAAAGGCAAGTGGTACAACCATATCTTTTGATAATAGTACCTATCTAACTACTTCAAGTGCCGCAAGTACCTATTTGGCTTTAACTGGTGGCACCTTATCAGGCACTTTAACGGCTACTGGTTTCTTTGAGTCATCAGATAAGCGTCTTAAAACGCAATTAGAGGCGAATTACGCCCCTCAAAATATTGGTGATATACAAGCCTACCTTTACATAAAAGATGGCAAGGAAGAGGTAGGATATTACGCACAAGAGGTATCAGATATTGTACCATCTGCTGTGTCAGAAGGTAAAGATGGTTTTTTAACTGTATCCTACAATCAAGTTATGGTTGCTAAGATTCAATACTTAGAAAACAAGCTAAAACAATTAGAGCATGAGTTGGGCAGGAATAGCAAGTAACCAATGTATTAGTTGGAATAACCTAAAGGATGCCGTAGATACTGGGGTATTTATGGGAGCCGAAGCTGCTGTACCTCCTGGTTCAAAACAAATCACAAGGGCTGAGGCTGAACAATATGCTGTTATCAATGCTATCACATCTAAGGCAACAAATCAGCTTCCTGTAAAGTCTGACTTAGTAGCTAAAAGTGGTGTTTACAAATGGAACATATCTGACAATGGAGATACGTCTTTAAATGCATGTTCATTGTTCCTTGATCCTAATACTATAGCATGGACTAATACTGCAACACCTACTACTGGAACTGTGTTTTATGCAGACTATAATTTTACAACAATATTTCCTATGAGTGGATACACAGGTTTATTCTTACACTATAGGGCTTTTGGC